CTACATTACAGGCGATTTATCGTCTTTAACTTGGTTAAGTGTATGTGTAAGAACGCCGTGTACCATTACGTCATTCAAAGCTTCCCCTTCTATCGCTTCACCATCTTGAGTGATCAGCGCGTGGCCCATTAGCTTCACGAACTGGTTTCTCCCGTCCATGCTAACCAGCAACGTATCCCCTCCTTCTGGCTTAAGACTGACGTTTATAACGGCCCAGCCGCATGAAGTTTCAATAACCCGGCAGCTGTTATCTACACCGCAGATAACATCTATTGTCATGCGCTGCTCTTGGTAATCCATGGCTGGCGATGGAAACCCCATTAGAAAACCCTCCCCATGTTACGCAGGATCCAGTATCGGTTCTCACTTCCGTTTGTCGTCTTATCGGCGAAGTCTGGCTGGTATCGTTCGATCCATGAATTTGCATCCGCCTGGCTGAAATGCCAGTGCCTCTCCTGCAGTTCAGCGATGAATCTGTCTGTATGCAGGCAGAGATAACCCTTCGGGTTTTGCTGTATGGCCGCAATAAAAGCAGCACGAATGTCCGGTTGACGAGGCATGAACGCACCCTCACTCGCTTATTGACTGTATGTATATACAGTAGTATTTTTATGAAAACAGATCAAGCACAGGCAATTTTCACTTATGAGAGGATCGGTATGTTTGTTGAACTGGTTTATGACAAGCGAAATGTTGAAGGGCTCCAAGGGGCCAGAGAGATCATCCTGGCCGAGCTGACGAAGCGGGTGCACCAGATATTCCCTGATGCCGAGGTAAAGGTGAAGCCGATGCAGGCAAACGGCTTGAATAGCGATGCAAGCAAAAGCGATCGGGAAAAACTGAACCGCATGCTGGAGGAAATGTTCGAAGAATCAGATATGTGGTTGGTTGCTGAGTTCCCGACTGTCAGGAAAAATGGATAGCATGCCAAATAAGAATTCTTATTTGTTGATTTACAAAACAATTACCTAGTTCACATATCTTTCGCTTCCTTGTGCTAGGCTTAACCTACTGAGAATCGTTAACTATAATTCTCGTTGTTCACACAGACTGAAAAATATCATCATAAAGTTTGTATTCCTTTTGCCGATTTTAGGTGTATAAATTAAGACCAGTTGATGCATTGTTTTTGAAAGGGTTGTAAAGGCGCGCGCTATCACAACTATCAGACTTTGACTATTGAAATTGATCTTGATTGTACCCATCATGAGAGTATGATGATTGACCACTTTTAAACTGCATACACACGGTCAGGATCTACAATGTTACAAGAAGAAAAGGATGCATATGACAAGGCTATTGCGTCGATTGTCTATGCACTGGAATCGTTAGGATCACTTTTTTCAGTTCATGGTATGGAAGGTCTTTATGAGCTGACAAATCCGAGTTTTGAAGAGCTTAAGGATACATTGGCTAAAATGAAGGAAGGCGCAGAAGCTCTTAATCATGAGATCGAGCGTCTTGTAACTGAAAAACACGATCTTGATGCCGCTGGAGCCAGTGTGGGCTTGATGAATATCCGCCAAGGCATCATGTATGCAGAAAGTCTTTTGATGGCTGTTCAGCAGAAGGATTTGAAGAAGTCCTTAGAGGCTCATGAACAGGTCGTTAACCACGGAATTCAACCCAATAATTGGTAGTAACCCGAGCAGGAGCACATACGCTATGAACAAAACACTCCAGAACCTTCTTTTAAACTCATATAGGCTGCGTGGACTCATTGATGACATTAATGAGAGAGCAGCAAAGAAGAAACCAGTTAAGAAAGCAGCTTAACAACCAGAACCCGGCAAAGCCGGGTTCTTTGTTTACTGAGCCTGTAAACCCCTTGTTTCAGATTTCCCGACCGTTCGCCAAGTTGCGCTTTAAGCATAGTAAGGCAGTCGAGCATACTGCGGCAGCCTTACCATTACAGCTTTATCCCTGCTGGAAACTTTTTATAAAGCGTACACACTGCCACGTCATAAATTATCGCTACCTGCTTCCTGTCTACACCCTTCGCTATCAGTCGCCCCGCCTGCGCCCATTGTTCCTGGGTGAGCTTTGGCCTCCTCCCGCCGATTCGTCCTTTCTCACGAGCTGCGGCCAACCCTGCCCGGGTGCGCTCCACTATCAACTCCCTCTCCATTTCTGCCAGCGCTGACATGATATGAAAGATGAAGCGCCCCATCGGGCTGGATGTATCGATACTGTCCGTGAGGCTCTTAAAGTGAATACCGCGCTGCCGGAGTTCGTCCACCAGCAGCACCAGATTTCGCATGCTGCGCCCAAGGCGATCCAGCTTCCAGACCACCAGTGTTTCCCCCTCATTCAATGCTCTAAGAAGCTTTTTGAGTGCTGGCCGGTTTGCCACTGTTCCGCTCATTTTTTCTTCTAAAATCTGTTCACATCCTGCTCGTTCGAGTGCTTGCCGCTGAAGATCAGTATTTTGGTCATTTGTTGACACCCTTACATAGCCAATTTGCATATTTTTCACCCAATAAATTCTGCAAAAAAATCAGGTGAAGTTATCGGCCAGGCCGCTCAAGAGCAATCTATAAAACGTCGGTTTGGGAAGTAGCGCGACGAAGGACGTCGGAACGACTGCCGGGAACATCATGCAAGTGGGAGCATTTGGGCTTGGAACTATCAACGGAGACGGCCCACTGTTGGACGCTATGGACGCATTTACACCGACCTGTTTCTCCTCCCATCAAAATGACGGACAGACCCAACTGGGGTTGACTGCAAATACCGGCATTACGTCTATAGTCGTCAATCGGGGCAGCCGACCAACCCGTATTCATCAGGCCTACATTCTACGGCGGACGTGGTTTTCGTATTACGGTGGCTCGTCCTGGTCATATCAGGAGGCTTACACCACGGGTAATACCACAAAGTCCAGCGATGGCACACTAAAGGCAGCGTCTCCTGTTGCCCGTATCGTAGCGAGCCAGGAAGCGTGCCAGCGCGCCGATATAGAGGAAGATGGTTTCTCATGGTGTGGCTGTGGAACGGCGAACTCTGAGGCGGAGGGAGTCACTCTTTTTCGTCTCGACGTCGGTGTTTACGTGCTCGACGGTTCGACAGGCCTGGCATCAGAAGGCTGGCAGTTGCTGCCGCCAATGGACCCGGGCGGCATGGGAGAGCTGGGGGTAGTTGAGGCAGAGCAAACCGACAATGGCGAGCTAATAATCCGACTGTTTAAGCGCAAATTCATGCTGAGCGATGACGGAGAGATGATCAAAACGAAAGGAGAGCTGATAGATGTCCCGGCGAACAGCTGGATCGATGTTCGCCTAGATATGCCCGCAGATTCACTTTTTAACCAGCGAATGAGCCAGGAGCGGGAGGCTTAGCGTCTCCCTCTAATGCGCTTACGCGGATTGCCAGCGCTTTGATTGCCGCCAGCGCATCGAGCACCAGAGGATTGAGGTCTAGTGTCATTTTTCCCGACTCCACAGCCGAGTGAACATATTGCGGATCTATCTTTTCCAACTCCTGAGCAATAACGCCGCGCCGAATGGCTTTCTCTTCATCAGCAAGGTAGTAGAAGGTCTTGAAATCCATTGCCTCGATGTTTGACAGCGATTCGTTTAGATCCAGATCCCCGGTCACTTTCTTAAAGTTAATGTCCGATGTTCCTGCTGACTGAAATACCGTCCACGGAGCATCTGTTTTTGTAGTTTGAGGATTCGTGTTTAACAGAAAACGGCAATAGCCAGCTCCGCCAGTGGTAACCCACATTTGCGCTATGCGCTGAGTGTTATAAGAGCTTTGGTAGCCACAGCCATTGGCAGGAGCCCAACTGGTGTTACCGTCAGCATCACTGATAAACGATGAGTTTGCATCATTTGGCCTTGGAGCTTGGTATGTTCCAACCCCAAAAGCCCCCACTTGCATGATGTTCCCGGCAGCCGTTCCGACGTCCTTTGTCGCGCTACTTCCCAAACCGAGGTTTTTGCGACTGTCTTCTGCCGTTGTTGCCCCGGTCCCGCCGTCAGCGATTGCAAGCGCACCATTGATCCCTTTCTGCGCCAGTTTGCCGATGCCGGGGATCGTTACAGGGCTGCCGTTGATGGTTACGGTAATGCTCTGGTTTGCTGAGGTAGTGGCGAACGTCTCCCACCCGCCAATATTCTCGTCGTAATCTTTGATGAGCTGTGACATGGCCTGTGCCAGGCCGTCGACCGAGATATTGTCTGACACAAGGATTCCATACTTCTGGCCACTCAGCGCCGGAGAAGCAGCTGGGGTAACTGTCATTGACGTGGCGCTTTTCACGGCTGAAATCTGGAACAGCTGCACCGGGTTAGACATCACGATAATCGTCTGGCCAGCGCGGACCTGGCTGGCGGGTGCAGTCCAGTTCGTGCCGGTCCCGGTTGCTGTGTTTCCGTTGATAGCGATAGTGCCAGTGTTATAAATCATATTTTCTCCAGACAATAAAAAACCCCGCCGAAGCGAGGTTGATTTGAATAGACGTTTAATTCAGACGTACATGTCGGGCAAAACAGGAAGGCTGAGCGACGTTACCGTGTTATTACCGAAAATGGCATACTGCTCGCGACCAAGATATTTCCCGCCCTGAACTGAAGCGTTGCCGTTCTGTATTTTTATTCCGAACATTCGATATACGTACATGCCGTTTACCGTGTGCACCATAAGCCCAAATCTGCCCAGCGGAACATAGCCGCTGCCGATGCTCACGGCACTTGTTGAAGGTGTCCAGAGTTGGTTGAGGTATACGAAAGGCCGTTTTGTGGTTGAAAACGTACAAGCCCCTGCAGCATTGAAAATATTGAGGCCGGTACCAGGCTGCGGCGCTACGCCACTGGCGAAAATAACGATGTCTATCGTGCCGGTCGCGGGAGCGTCATCGTTCGTTGATGGAGGACTGAAGAACCTGACCGTGTTACCGTCGAAGTCAATCGTGTTACCACTGTTACAGCGCCCGAAAACTACATACTTCGACTTGTCGTATCCTGCTATCGTAGGAACCGCCCATCCTCCGGTCGGAACACTAACAGTACCCTTCCAGATACATTGCCCTGACTGTGTGGCATTGGTTATCGAGGTGAAGTCAGTACTGTCGCTGATAAGCAGGCCCACCCCGCTTCGCTGACCCGTCGGAAATATCTGCCAGACACTACCGGGAAACGTATAGGTACTATCTCTTTCACTAATGCCCAGAGCCTGCATTCTCGAATTTTGCGTAACCCTGCCACCAGAGATGGTGATGGAATTCATTTTATGCCACAGCCCTGCATCAACATAGGCAGTCGCATGCGGTATAAACAGCACCTGCGCACCTGAAACATAACCGGCAATATCCACATACTTTGATTTCTGGTAGCCAGTATCAAAGCTTGCACCAAACGACGGGCATCTCAGGCCCGCCGTTATCTCCATACGCTTTCCACCGTCATTCAGTTCTATCAATAATCCTGTCGGCATTTTATGACCATGTCCCGAGAACGATCCGGCCACCACCCGGTATATTGATGGTTACGCCATTACCATTGATAACCGTTGTGTTGCCGGAGCCATTGAAAGAAAAATTACCGTTTGTGGCGTAAATCGAGCCGCGAACGGTCACGTTGTTGAACGTCGCGTAGCCTGACTTGTTGATGTGCCAGCCAACGTTCCCGGTGCCGTCCCAGGTTGTGGACTGGATGTAGCTGCCGATTTTGGTGTTGTCGATAGTCCCTTCACCAATCACAGTATTTCGGATAAAGGTCTGCCCGTTCTGAATAACGAACGGAAGCGTAACGGTCGCTCCGGCCTGGTGCGTTACCGCGAAGCGGTCTGCCAGGAAGATAACCTGCGACTGCATCCCGGATGGCGTATTCTCAACGCCGATCCCCATCCCTGCCGCGTAATACTGACCGTTGCTGGATAACCCGACCTTGATGCTGTACATCGCCTTCAGGTCGCCGTTCACGTTGGCAATGGCCTGCGCGTTGGTGGTGATCGCCGAAGTGTGGCCATTAACGGTCGCAGTAATGCTGTTTACCTGCGTGGCCATAGCCTGCTGGTAATCCGAGAACGTCTGATTCAGGTTGTTGATGGAAGCTTTATTACCGTTAACGTCCGTCTGCAGGCTCAGCAAAGAGCGCGCCGTTGCCTCCTTCTCGTTGACAATCACCTCATCAATGCGGTCGAGCTGTGCGCTGTTACCGGCGACTGAAGCCGACAACGATTTACGCGTGGCCACCTGAGCCAGGTTGCCCTGGATAATAGCGATGGCCGAGTTCTTCACCCCGCCCGTCATGCCGTCCATAGATACACTGATGCTGTCGATTCGCTGGCCCAGCGCGGTATCAGCCGTTGCAACAGTCTGCTCAAGATCTGATAGAGAGGACGACACATCACCGACAGTGCTTGAAAGCTCATTAACGCTGGTCTGAACCTGCCCGATGTCCTGCGCATTTTTGGCGATTTCCTGCGCCTGCAGCTCAAGTTCATCGTTGGCCTGTTTGATGTCATCAGCCATGCCAGCAATTTTTTCATTGCTGTCCACCGCATTCTCGATCAGGTCTTTGAAGGTATCAGAGTCTTTAATTTCCTCCAGGATCACATCGGTGATGTCGGAAACATCGATGCTGGCCTGTCCTCGCACCCATTCTGTGTAACCTGATTCGTTACCGCTGCGGTCCACCAGCTGCGCGCGGTACCAGAAAATCTGCCCAGCCTTAAGGCCCATCTGCTGATATTTGCGCTGCGGGTAAGGCACATCGGCCAGCAGCATCGCATCATCTTCGGTACCGGTCAGGCTGTACTGAATTTCCGTCTTCAGCGTGTCGTCGGTATTCGCCGGGAATCCCCAGTTCAGCTCGATACCGAATACCACGTTTTCAGAAGCAATGAAGCCAACCGGCTTCGGTGGATTGCCCACTTTACCCGTCAGCGTTTTCTCTTCTGAATAGCCCCATCCGGACGAAATTTCTGCGGCATTGATTGCGCGCACGCGCACCAGGTAGCGCCCGGCATAAATCCCCGGTACGTCGAATGACGTGGTGGAGCTGCGCGGCACGTTAACCCAGTTCCCATCGTTGCGGCGCCATTGCGCTTCATAGGCGATAGCGTTCCGCGCCTGGTCCCAGCTCACGCGCATCGTTTCGACACTGATATTTTGCTGCACCATGGCAAACGAGCTGATCACGATATTGGAAGGCGGTGACTGGTTACCCGGCGGGATCACACTCACCGGCCGCTGGTCAATGATGGCTCCGGTATCGATACGGGCATATTTATCCGGGTCGTGCGACGCCCCGGTGATTGAGAAAGTGCCATCCCCGTTGTCAGAGACGCTGACAACACGATACTGCTGCGCATAGAGCTCGTCCGATTCAACCACCCAAACAGCTTCGGTTTGTGGCGTCTCACTGTATGCCGTGGTGACTGTTACTGATTCCCCGTTCACAGCCTGAATGGTCCTGCTCTGCGACGCTCCGTTGGGTAGGTTGAGAATAAGGCGGTCACCCGCTGCTGCATCTGCCACGCGGTCAAGTTTGATAACGCGACCGTTAACGGCGCTGATGCGGCCGCCCATAACCTTTCCGGAAAGCAGCTCGTCTGCCACGGCGATGATGTAGCCCGGCTGCGGAATGTTTCCGTCAAGCCCGACATCAAACGAAACCACGCGATCCTTATTGTTCGTAAGAATCCCCCAGCGCCCTTTCCTGTTCGCCTCCGACTGCCGGGTACAACCGATGGCTGTCATTTCGAGCTGGTTAAACCCCCGGTAACGCGCCACAAGTGCCTGCTCAAAAACTGGCTCCATCGCATCTGCATAGGCATTGTCCGGATCGGACCACGATACCAGCGCAGAGGTATACCGTGTTTTTGACGTGCTGCTCGCATAGTTAAAGCGCCCATCAATAACGTTCGCACGGGTGTAGGAGTAGTCCACATCACGGGGCATATCCGCCAGTGCTACAATCTGATCTCCGCCCCAGTACGTCATCCCCCTGAATATGGCAGCAAAGTCCCTCAGCACTGTATAGGCGTCGTTTCTTTCCTGAACGTAAACGTTACAGATATAGCGCGGCTCTGTGCCATTACCGCCTTTACCGTCAGGCACCTGCTGATCGCAATATTGCGCCACTTGATAAAGCGTCCATTTATCAATATTCGCAGCAGTAAGACGATCACCCAGTCCGAAACGGTCGGTGACAACCAGATCGTAAAAAATCCAGGCTGGATTATCCGTCCACGCCCACTTGAACGCCCCGGTCCATGTACCACTATAGGTGCGGGTTTCGGGGTCGTAAGTATCAGGAACGCGGATAACGCGTCCGCGTGGTTCGCAGGATATCTGCGGGATAGAGCCATTAAACTGGCTCGAATCGAATTCGATGTAGAGAAGCGCTGTGTTGGGATAGCGTAATTTGGCATCAATCACCTCAGTGAAGCTCTGCAGCGTCATCGTGTCACCGATCTTCGCGCTATTGGCATCAGAAGTAATCTTACGCAGTCTAATTGTCCAGGTGCTGCCAGCCTGCGGTAAATCGATACGGTGGCTGCGCTCGTAACCAGACGTCGTTTTTCCGGTCACACTGGTATTGAGTACCGTCTGCCATGCGCCGCCGTCAGTCTGCAGGTCAATCGCATAATTAATGGAGTAACCGACCAGATCCCCGTCGTCCTCCTGCTTGAAAAGCGAGGGCCATTTCAGGCGCAGGCGAACTGCTGAAAGCTGCGTATTGGTAAACGTGCGCGTCCAGGCTGTAGCGCTTGATACCTCAGTTCCCACGCTAATCTCGTTTTCGGTACCGGGAATACCCTGAATATATTTTTGCGCCTGCGTTCCAGCGCGAAACTCCCACGTAACGCCGCTGAAGTTGTGGGAGCCGTCGGCATTCTCCAGCGCCGTTCCGTCCAGGTAGATATCTTTGCCGGTTAGCTGTCCTGCAAACTCCCCTTCCCCAAGCGCAATGAGGATTTTTGCCTTCGCTACAGATTGCAGATCATCAGGCTGTTCGGTAGGGGTTCGTGAACTGGAGCTGCCGCCCTTGCGGCCCTTTAACACTTTATCTGTAGCCATATTGCGCCCATAAAAAAGCCACTCGAAGGTGGCCAGAAAAAAGTTAGTTATCTACTGCTGATCTTCGACATAAATACCTGCAGAAATAATTGCCCCGCCGATTCGCCGGCGGCCATACAGGAGCGGTACCGGGTACCCCTGCGCGGCGGTGTTTGTCACACCACCGAACGCATACGATGCACGGTTATCTGCGCTTTGTTTGCTAGCTAACCCTGTAGGCTGAGGCGAAAGCATTTGAACAACTCCACCAGCGATCATGGCTCCCCCGGCAATCATTACGTTAACCCCCCAGGTTTGGGCGAACCCGAAAGTTGCAATAGCCCCGACCGCCACAATAACAGCTCCTAATATAGTTTGAAGTAGTCCTGCTTTTTTACTTCCAATGATTACTGGTACAATTCTTATCACTTCACCAGTGACAGGAAATCCCAAATCATCTATACCTATATTTTTCTTTCCTTTAAAAACTGCAAAAGTTAACCCTCGGCGCTGACTATTGATCATATAGCTTTCAAACCCAGGAATCGTTTTCGCTAGAGCCATGCCCGCTTCCGATACCTTATTGATTAACCGCTGATGAGTTTTACCGAATATTTTACCCGGTGTACCACCAAGTTCAATTCGAGTCATTATTTCAGACATTCTTACCTCTCAAAATAAAAAACCCCGCCGTAGCGAGGTTTTAAATGTTTATTTTAATTAAAAAGCTGTGGGGTATATACCAAAATCACCATTAGTTCCGTATCCAATCCTGAACATAAGCACATTGTCTTCGGTCACCTTACCTGACTGCTCACTCATGCCTCCGCCACACATCCCTTTAGGCCAAGCGCTAAAGATATGTTCTCCAACTTTTGGATAGAGAGTTACCTTTTGAGCAGTGTCTAAGTCCGCGATTTCTTTTCCATCAACATAAACTCTTGTCATGCATGCACTGCCCATAAAACCAGAGTCACGTTTGATAATTACCTTTCCTACGCCTTCTTTCTTAACTAATAGTGTATTGTTGATGACCTGTTTTGCTGGAACATCTTGTGCTTGCTCATTTGTTACCGGCTTAGTAGCGCAACCAGTAACCATGAATATGGTGGCTAAAATTAATATTCTTTTCATATCCCTATCCCCTTTGGTTTTTACAAAAGGTTATCACAGAGATTTGTAACGGAGAATCTTCATCGTTCTTTCCTGCCAGTAGCCACCATACGGCACGCGCTGGCTCAGATGTCCGTACAGGTGGTGCAGCAGCATATTGCCCTCCAGAAGAATTCCCGCGTGATTCCACTTATCGGCCTGGACCTGCATGATCACCATATCGCCGGGTTTCGGTGGCCCGCCGAATTCACGGAATCCGCAATCATACCAGCAATCCTGATAAAAGTTGTCTGGATAGTCGTTTTCCCACCAGGGATAATCCACCCGGTAATCATGGAGCTCGATACCATGCGTTTGCCGGAAATAGCTCATTACCAGCCCCCAGCAGTCGAAGTGGCCAAGCACAAACGGACGCTCCAGCAGCGGCAATTCTCCGCGCGGCTGGATGGTGCGTAAATCCCCCTCCGGCCAGCTTACGATGTGCCAGGGTAAAAGCGTTGCATCGCATTGCGCTTTATCCAGTTCGCTTGGTTGCGTCGTGGCATCAGGGTGGCTGTGTGCAATGGCAATTACCGTTCCCCAGTCCTCAGCAGCTGCATAGTCTTCGGGGCAAAGGGCAAAATTGTCCTCCGGCGCTGCGGCAAGATTCCGGCACGGGAAATAACGTTCAACACGGCTTTTCTGCGCCACCACGCCGCAACACTCGCGAGGATATTCAGCGGCAGCATGCGCCATAATCGCATCGATGGTTTTCTGACGCATATCAACTCCTGATCAAAGACGTGCCTGGGAACCCACCGAAAGGCAGTTCGTTGCCGTCTCCATGTCGAAGTTCGCAGGCCGACAGCGTTCCGTTGCATTCATCCTTCGACGGATCGTCAACCGGATTATTGTGCTTATCGAAATAGCGCGTTCCGGCGTAATCACAGCCGTCGCCGGTTCGATACTTATTACGGATGCACCAGGTACACAGAGAATGCAGCTGGCGTGTTGGAATCATCATCCCCTGCAGGTCCATCGGGCTGGAAAGAGTAAATTCCACAACCTCGTTCGTCTCACTGCTTTTGGAATCGATATAAAACACCTTAAGCTTTTCCTGCGTAGGGTCTGCCGTAGCATTGCCGTCTGGAAAGTTCTGCGTATCAAGGTATTTAGCCAGCGTGTCATGGATCGTAACCTTCGCCTGCAGCAGGTCATCATAGGCGAGGCATAAAGCAGTAATCGAACTATCTAGGTTGGCAACCGACAGCTTCGGCTGGGCTGAGTTGCCATCCGTCGACGTCTCAATACCTTCAATCTGACACGGCCAGGCCGAGTACTCTTCCCCCTGCCACCAGATACTTTTGGCGGGAAGTTTGGTTTCATCTCCGCTTGCAGCGAGAATCTCCTGTTCAGTATGAGGAATGTTGTAGGCGTGGAATCGTAAAATCTCACCCACCCCAAAAGCACTCCCGTCCACTTCAAAGAGCCTTACTTCACTGCCGGGCTCCAGCTTTTGATAATCTGCGTTTAAGCTCATGGTTTGAATGCCTGTTCGAAAGTTGCAGTTACGGTTTCAACTTTTTTATTCAGGGTGACTCGCTGCAGGCTGTCTGCCTCGACGCGCCACAACGCTAAATCACCGCCTGGCGGAGTGAACGAGAACGATGTGGTTTTATGTCTCCGGAGGAAGGCATGAATCTCCCTGGCTGTTACCGGATCGCCGGTAAAGGAGAAGGCATAATTCAGCACCTCATCGTTCAGACCCGACCCGCTCACCTGTTTATACCCATCACCAAACTGTGCCGTTCTGACGGTGTCTTTACTGCTGAGTGTCGGCTGGCTGGCAGCCTGAATCCGCCAGCCAAAATGCTCTATGGCCATCAGTTACCTCTGTTTATTAGCATTCCAGATAATCCCGCCAGGCCTTATCTCTCGGGCGATGCCATCTCGCACCGAGCGATCAATCACCTTCTGGTAAGCCTGTTCGAGCGCGCCACTATTTTGTTGCTGCTTCTGGCCGCCGGATTGCCCGGTTGTAACTGAAACAGGGGCATAAACACTAACGCCACCCATACCAGCAGCAGCGGCGTTACCACCACCGACCAGACCGCCCGTGGCGTACCCGCGCATAAGCCGATAAAGGTTACTCACGCCAATACGGCTGGTTGACTCTTTGGTGAAGACGAACTCTCCCCGGTGGACAACACCGGCAGGCTCATACTTTCCGCCATGCCCTGTGTAACCACCCACGTCGTAGCCCGGTGGCCGGAAAGACGGTACCGCGAATGACTGGCCTGCAGAGGCCGTATTAGTTCCGCTACTTATCCAGCCCATTGCACTCTGGATGGTATAAGCCACCAGAAGCTGGTTAATAACGTTTACTATCATTTTGAGGATCGAGGTGGTGAAGTCCCTGAAGCTGGCTTTGCCGGTTGTCACAAGGCTAGTGAGCTGGCCCGCCAGCCCGGTGAACGTGGCCTGTGAAATTTGCTGTACAGAGCTGAAAACGTTTGTTGCTGAATCCTGATATTCAGCCCAGCCCTGCTTAGCTCCGGCCAGCCAGTTCGCGCGCAGGGCATCTTCATCCGCAAAAGTCGCCCTTTGATCTTCAAGCACCTTTTTCTGCGCTGCCGGATTGTAGGCATAGGTTTCGCTGAGACGCTCTAAGGTTGACTCTCTCCCGGCCTGTCGGCTGGAAACCCCCTCAGACTGCGCCTTCAAACCCGCCCTCGCGGCTTTTTGCTGCTGCTCAAACTTCACAGCCTGATCCGCGAGCTGGTTGAGCTTTTGCTGGCTGGCAATCTTGTCGCCAAGGTCTGCCAGCTGCCGTTTGTACTCGAGCGTTTCTTCCTTGTGCGCCAGCAGTGATTTTTCATGTGCCGTAAGCTGACGACGCCCCGCGGCCTCCTGCAGAACGGTGAACTGATTTTCAGTCTGCCAGAGATCCTGACGCTGTTTGCTTATGACGTCGTTTACGCTGGTATGCTGCTCGAGCGTTTTAAGCTGGGCCTGAAGGGTGAGGAGTTCGGCCTGGGCCTTTTCCTCAGCCTTGTCTCCGGCGGGCGTTGAATAGCTTTTGCCTTTCGGCGTTTTGACGTCCTTAAACTGCTTTTCAATCCCGGCGCGGGCCGCGGCAATGTCTTTTTGAGTCCAGAGGGTGGCGACACCGTCTTTCGCATCTTGGCGGTTTTTCTCAATAAGCTGACTGAGCTTTTTCTCTGCTGAAGCCCGCTTTTCTGCCGTTGTCGCGCCGGACTCCACCAGCTGGTTAAACTGCTGCTGGCTGCGGATTGCCTGAGCCTGCTGGTCCGTTCGCATTTTTTCCCGCGCGGCTGCCAGCCCTTCCTGGGCGTATTGCTGATCGGCAAGATCGTAAGCCTGCTTTTTCAGCTCCACCTGCTGGCGCGCGTTTCTCAGCCTTTCCGCATCAGCTTTCTGCAGAACGTTGTTACCGGCATAATCCGGGTCGACCTTAAGACTGCTGGACAGCGCGCGGTACTCTTTCTCTGCTGCCTGCCATTCAGCAAAAGAGTCCTGGCGCTTCATCGCGGTGTCGGGATTACGCCCTATGCCAAGCATCGCATCCCATGCGCCGGAGGCTGCATTCTTCACCCAGTTCCAGGCTTTTTCGAGGGAGCCGAGGTTATCCTCGACCGCCCCGGCGCGCTGAATGACCGCGTCGGAATATGCCCGCATGGCCAGCTCGGCAGCTTTCTGCGAATCCCCCAGCGCCTGAGCAGAAGCTATCTGTTCATACTGGGTGGCCGTCAGAAAGTGAAGGGAATCGTTGAGCGTAGCGACCGCGTTAACCGGATCATCCTTCAGGCGTTTAAACTGATTTATGGTTTCGTCAACGGCCTGCCCGGTAGCCTGCTGCAGCCTGGCGGCAACATTACTGACCATGCTGACGTCATTCCCGCTGAACGCGCCGCTTCCAACGACCTGTGCCAGCACGCCTGCAGCGGCATGCTGCGTGATGCCATTACCGGCCAGCGAGCGGGCCAGCGCCTGAAGCTGCCCTGACGTTTTCCCCGCGTAGTTCCCGGTCAGGATCAGCTGCCTGTTAAATTCCTCAGACTCTTTGCTGCCGTCATACCAGGCCTTACCCAGCCCGAATACCGCCGCGGCAATCCCACCAACCAAGCCGGCGATCCCCAGGCCGCGCAGCGACAGCAGCTGGTCTATCCATCCTGCCCGGTTCGCCAGCGTGATCCCGGATCCGCGCAGTGCACCGAAGTTACCGCGCATGACCTCGCCGATAAGTACCCCCAGCTCCTGCCGGGCAGCAGCACTTTGAAGCCCCAGACCGTGCGTGGCCACTTTGGCAGCTTCAAGTTTGCGGATATAGACCTCAGCCGCATCGCTGGCACCGACCTGCGCCGCCTTCATGCGCAGCAGCTCGGTACCGGAGAGCTTTTGTTCTGCAACCTGTTGCTTCAGCTGGCTGAGGAATCGCGTGCGCGCTGCGGCCGATTTTTCCTCCACGATCTGGAGTTCTTTTTGCCGGGCCGTGGTGCGGGAAATAAGGGCGAGATAATCCTGCTGGGTTATGTTGCCCTGTGCCCTCGCTGCGCGAAAGCGCGCCTGCACGTTCGCAAGCGACTGTGTCTCACCATTGAGCTGGCGAACGCCGTCAATCTGGCGGAAAAATGATGCCGCCAGTTCATCCTGTCGACGGGCAAGCGCTGCGGCCTGCCCGTCATTCTCACGCATGCGCTGATTAAGCTCGGTCACGCGGCGGTGAGTTTCATCAACGGACTTTGAAACGTTCTGCCAGTCTTTGGTCAGCCCTTCCGTTGCGGCCGACTGGCGGGATTTCATATCTGCGGCAGCCGCCGCGCCAGCGTCGCCCACGGTTTTAAACGCAGCCGCCTGCCGCTCGGAAGCGCGCTGCATTCGCGTCTGGACTTTTTCAGAGTCCTCAGCCATCCCGGTTAGCTGGCCCTTTATGCGGGCAACCTGCTCACTAAACGTAGCGCTGTCGACGTCAAGGTTGATGACCAGATCGCTAATCTGCTGGGCCATATCGGATACCTCCTGTTATCCCCTCAGCTGCGGTCATCAGCGCATCATCATCCGGCTCGTCATCGCTGATGACGATACCGGAAGGAGAAAGCAGGCTGAAATGTGCGGGGGTAAGTTCCGGGTCGCGGAAGAAAAGAGTGGAGATGGAATAAAGCAGCTCTGAGAAATGCACATCGAGCTGCGCGTCCTGAAAATAATGCTCCCGATAGAACTGGTGCCAGTCGCCCAGCTCACTGGAAGTCATTCCAGCCAGCATGGCGCGCCAGTCGGGTCGCCCGAACTCGCGCGCCAGATTCAGGACAAACTTCAGCTCGCTGGCAAGGGCTTTTCCGCCGTAACGGGTTCAGCGCTTTCGGCCTCCGCTGAGGCATCCGGATCGGCAGCGTTGTCACCCTCAACCGGAACGAGCATGCCGGAGAGCAGCTTTATTTCCATTTCTGCTTTACCGATCGCCTCTGGCGGCCAGCCGCTAAGCACCTGCTGATAAAGCGTTTCCACATCCGTGCCCGCCGGATCGTTATGCCACAAAGACATCGCGATCAAACGCGCACCGCAGCGAATATTTGAGCCTATCAGCCTGGCCGTCATTTCCTGATCGCTGATGCCGTCGCTGTCAGCGCTGACGGCCTTTTCCTCTGCGGCCATAAACGTGATGTACTCAATACGCTGCAGCGCCGACAGCTCGAAGATGGTCAGGGATTCTGTTTGCCAGGTGAACTTCTCTTTTTTCAGAAACATGCGTCCTTCCTTACGCTGCAGTTACGGTGACTTTGCAGACCGCAACGAAATTACCGTCGCTGGTCATAACAATAACGTCAGCGGTGCCTGCCGCCACGCCGGTTACGGTGATCGCGTTGCCGCTAACGGTGACCGTTGCTTTTGTCCCGTCGGAGGTTGCCACGCGGAACGAGGTATCTGAGGCACTGGCAGGGTTAACCGTCACATTGAGCGTTGTGGTTGCGCCGACGGCCACGCTTGCCGTGGCTTTATCGAGCGTAACGCCGGTCACGGGGATATTCGTGGTCCCGCTTTCTTCTGCCAGTTCCGGCTTGCCGGTATTGGTGATTTTCGCTGTACGGGTAATGACCTCTTTTGCCGGAATGGCTTTACCCAGGCTGCTGCACCAGCCGCGGAAAACGTCGACGGTACCGTTCGGGTATTTGATTTTGTAATAGCGTACTGAGCCATCAATAAACCATGCGACAAGGTCTTTTTGCCCTTCTTCGCCCGGCTTCCAGGCGAGGGTGAACGAGGTATCGCCAGCAGATTTTGCCCCTTGGGCCGTCGCGTTCCAGTCGGCATCCTCGTCGTCGAGGTAAGTGTCGTCATACGATTCGGCGGTCATTTCGCCCGGCGTCAGCTCTTTAATTTTCGCTAGGCGGTTCCAGTCGATATCCGAGAGTGGGTTAGCGAAAGCGTTGCCCGTTCCGGTGTAAAGCCAGAGGGTGGTACCGGCACCTTTCACGGGGGCCAGCGGGTTTGGAGTAGGCATAAGTACCTCTTAAATTGAATAGGTGATTAAGTACGTGAAATCGACTGAACCCCAGGTGGCCATTTCATCATCCCGCTGATAGTCATAACCCTGCGGGGTGAACGTCTCGACCAGTTCTGTCAGACCCGGGATGAAGGCCATTGCCGGATACACTTTCTCTTCCATCCAGGAATCAAGCGCGCTGTCGGGGCTGGAGGCTTTAAGAAATACCTCGATGTGAACAACCGCCTGCCACGAATCTTCGTCAAGCGAATCGCCGGTGTACTCCGCGTCAGAAAGGTATACAGCCACGGCAGGGAGATCCTGCTCTTCAAGAAAAACAGGGCGCCCGTCAAACCAGGTGACCGTGTCGGTGATCTCGGCTTTCAGTTTTGCCAGAATGGCTGCACGAATTGCGCTGTGTCTGTTCATCGCTTCAGGTGGATCCTCAGTTGGTTTTTCAGGGCTGCGGAAAGTTCTTTGGGCATATCGCTTTCAATAAGGCGCTTTGAAATAGCGGTGAAGGCCACGGTGAGCGGTGTCTCAAGAGGAACTTTGACCACATCAATCGGATAACGGGCCTGACCTACGCGCCGCATGACCTGCCAGCGCCCGTTCGAGAGCTGTTGGATAAAAGCGTTACGAAAGGTATAGGGCCCGATTTTAAGGACGCTGCCCGCTCCGTTTCTGGCCCCTTTTTTACGCGAGAGCCGGACGCGCGCCGTGCCGAGCTTTATCGCAGGAAGATTACCGCGGTTGATTTTTATCGACGCGACCGGGCGATAGTGACGGGCCTTGCGCAGACGGGAACGCTGGCGGACCAGACGAACCGGAAGCCCCTTTTTCCGGTTATCATCAACTGTTGCTTCTTTCGCTACAGCTTTGCTCCCCTGGCTTATCGTTCTGCTGGCCACCCGGTTTAGTGCTTTTGCGGTTGCCTCAGGAACGATTAACCGGCTGAGGCTGTTCAGGTTCTGAATAGCCCTTTCCAGTCCTTTCACAGACATAGCGCCTCCTCATTCGAGATGGATGCGGGGTTTTCCGTTGAACATGTCATAGCGGGTAACGGTCAGGTTCTTACCGTCGTAGTCGACGCTGTCGTTTCGGCGTGGCTGGTAAAGCTCAGAGAAAACCACCAGCGAAGTACCTGTTCCCGACAATGGTCCCATTTCCTCGAGTTGATCGGCTGGAACAACGTCATAGCTGCTGCCATTGATGATCGCTGTCTTTCCCATCTTTTTTATGGTGGCCGCGTCCATGCGCGCCGCCATCCGGTCAAAGGGGTTAGGCATTGATCTTAACTTCAACAACGGTGGTGTTTGCCCCTGCATCTTCCCAGGCGATGCCCGCGGCAACGGCGTCCGTTTCTTCGATCGTGATTTTGCCGTCCTTCAGATACACCTGCGCCCCGGCAGTAACCGCATCTGCGGATACTTTTGGCAGAAGGAAAACACCCTCAGTAAAACCGTCCCCGGTATCGCCAGCTGGGATATCGGTAATTGCTACCGCGATAAGTTTTCCAACAACAACCGGGTCGCCGCTGTGAACATCGGTTGCACCGCCGTTTACCAGAGGGATCGTTTTCCCGTCCTGCGCATAGTTCTTAGCCATAACTTCTCCATTCAGCCCCTTGCGGGGCTGGTTTCAGGTATAAAAAAAGCCCTTACGGGCGTCTGTTTGTCAGGACTGTTTTTTACTGACCAGAGGATTTGGTCATGCCGCGATAGTCCAGCGGCGCCACACCTGCATCAATACGCACTTTCGTGGCGATACCATCAGTGGTGAAGCCTTCCTGCTGATCGATGTATGGCGTGTCGACACCGTTGAGATAAGCGACCTCGATGGTGTCGGTGCCCTTCGCGGCAGCCAGATACCAGGCTTTCGCATCAGCTTCATCCAGGCGTGGTTCGGCAATGACTTCTGCAAAGTTCTGGATAGGGTTAACGATCCCGGCATTGATGTCTGCACCTTTAACACTGGCCGACTTGATGGTCTGATTTGCCAGAGTTTCCAGGGCGACGGGCACCAGCATGTAGGCCGGACGGATATTCAGGGTTCGCTCCCCCTCCTTCTGCAGACGCATCAGCTTGCGCGATTCGTCCAGGCTGGCCACAGAAATTGCGCCCGAGCTCAGGTTCTTGTGATCGGCATGGAACAGCGCCTTTCCGTCTGAGAGTTTCGGGTTTTTGGTCAGAATGGCGTAAACCAGATCGCCAATCGTTGCTTTCGCCGCGCGCCCCATCTTCATCGGTACGTCGGTAAGCTGGTTCAGATCGTCGTTGATGATCGCCTGGCGGGTTACTGAGAAGATTTCACCATACGTGGCAAGCGCGATGGTTTCGCCTTTGTCACTGGTAGTGATGTACTTGTACTCAGCCCCTTCGCGAACCTGTCGCAGAGAAGGGAAACCACCCATGCCGACACGATGCGCCGTTTTGAAGTCCGACAGCTGGCCTTTTTTGGTCCACTGTTCGAAGGTTTCCTGCGCCTCGTCCCAGCCCTGAATCAGCGCTTTGTTCGCAACATCAAGCAGAATGTTGCCAAAGTCAGAGGTGCTGTGGGTCAGCGCCAGGCCAACCATCTGCATCGGGTTGTAGCTGGCCACGCCGATACCTTTTTCAGTCAGGGCCATACGCGCATACTCGCGCAGCGTCATACCATTATAAACGTTATCCCGCTCCTGACCTTCGAACCCGGCACGCGCCATCAGTGCCTGGCGAATACCATCCGCGACGAAGTTACCATTGCCCGCATGAATATGCGGCTGGGTGGTTTTATTGGACGGCGTGGCCGTTTTACCGAGTTCTGCCAGCAGCAAATCTTTCGCCTTATCGACGGAACAATCAGGGTCGGCCACACACTGATTCTGCAGTTCCATGTGCTTATTGCCGAACATGGCAAAGAGATCGCCGATAGCGTTAACACGGGCTTTCTGCTCAGCCAACACCTGCGCGCGGATCACATTTTCATCCGGCGCCGGGTCTGTTTTTGCCTGCGGTGCCTGAGGCTGGGTAATAACCGGGTCACGCTGGGTAGTGTTGCGCGGCGGGGTGATCATGTTGCGAATGCTTTTTGGCATTTTTTCAAATTCCTCAATACGTTTTGAATGAATACAGGCCATAGCCTGAAGGGATGGTGTCACCTGGTCGGCAAAACCCAGTTCAAGGCACTCGCTGCCGTTCATCCAGGTTTCGTCCTCCAGCATTGCCGCAATTTCTTCGGTGGATTTTCCGGTTTTCTGCGCATAAGCCGGGATAAGAACGGATTCAACCTTGTCGAGAAGATCCGCATAGTCGCGCATATCGCTCGCGTCACCACCAGCAAACCCCCAGGGCTTATGGATCATCATCATCGTGTTTTCAGGCATGATGACCGGATTGCCTACCATCGCAATCACCGAGGCCATGGAGGCCGCGAGACCGTCGATATGCACGGTAATCGCCGCGCCGTGGTGCTTCAGCGCGTTATAAATAGCAATACCGTCGAAGACATCACCACCGGGCGAGTTGATATAAAGGTTGATGTGGGTGACGTCCCCAAGTGCCCGGAGATCATTGACGAACTGTTTCGCCGTTACGCCCCAGTACCCGAGTTCGTCATAGATAAAAATGTCGGCCTCGCTGTTATTGCTGGCCTGCATGCGGAACCACGAATTACTTTTTGCGCTGGCTTTCGGACGGTGGCGCGCCCGGTTCTTTGGCTTCGGCACTGGTGCCTCCTTTATCATTGGCGGGGTCGGTGTCAAACACCAGGCCCTGTTCACGGTTCTCGTCAACCTCCGCTTTACGGCGTGACTTAACATCATCCGGGTTGCGACCGCTGGCACGTATCCAGTCGGATTCAGTAGCAGCACCGCCGCGGATCTGCGTTTTCCAGGCATTCGCTTCTTTAACGGGATCAATCCACGGCATAACGGGCCCCGAATAAACCGCGTTATAAAGCGAGTCCATATCGATGCCTCTCGGCAGCTTGATTTCTCCGGCAGCAATAGCCATCTTCAGCCAGGCCCGGTACATGGGCCGGGTCACTGAACCGATGAACCAGTCCTGAAGAATCAGATATCCGTCGGTTGACTCGACAAGCTCCTGCCGCTGGGCACTGTACGTTCCGTTGTAGTTTCTGGATGTGCTGGAAAAGCTGAGGCGACTGCCGGCGGACACGGCACGCAGCTGTCCGTTACGAAACGACTCGAGGTTAGGGTTCGGGCGATCGGATTTAATCATCCCGATTTCTTCCCCGGCCTGCAGCTCGTCATAGAGCATACCGGGTTGAATCATCAGCTCTCGGTCATCGCTGCTGGAATCAGAATCGAAGCTCTGCCCGTCGCCTTTTTTGATATACATGCCGAGTGCGGCAGCAATTCTGGCAGCGGTAAGTTCCGAGTCCTCGTACTCTTTCAGCGCGCTCAGACGCATCAGAACGCCTGACAAAAGAGACGTTCCGCGGGTCTGGTGCAGGCGTCGTGTGAATTTGAGATGCAGCATGTTTTCTGCATCTATCTCTTTGGTATCGAACTGACGCCCGGACACCGGCAGGCTTTTATAGACCTGATATTTTTTCGGGCGCCCCCAGTTATCGACAAAAACGCCCTGATTGAGCTGGGTGGCGGCATCGCTGTTCATCGGCACGAAGTCCGGCTCCAGCGCTTCCAGCCAGAACGGCACGCCTGCAACCGGCTGAAGACCATTTCCGGTACCGCGAACCAGCTGAGCAAATACCTCACCGTCCCGGAGCCACGTTCGCAGCATCAGCCGTTCCAGCATGGGCCGGGTAAACTGGGTTGTGACATCGGGTCTTACGGACCATTCGCCCCACTTTCTACGGATATCAGTGGCCAGCTTTTTAGCTATCTTCCCGTTAGTCAGCATCGGATGCGGTTCAACTATGATGCCCTTCGCACCCACCACCCTTTCTTCCAGCTTGTCGAAAACGCCGATCACCAGATCGTGGTTGTTGTCCAGCCAGCGCGCCTGCTGTCTCAGTGAAACCGCCCCCATCTGGCTGAGCTGATCGGCTGAGCGATTTTCCTTCTGGGCTTTGTGGGTACGCGTTTGCTTTACCGCCTCATACGCCTTAATAACCGCACGGGCACGCAGGCGTGAGGCTTTCCAGCCTGGTGAAAACAGGCCAATCGCATCATCTAAAAAGCTCATCCAAACCTCGCCAGCCTGTAGCCGGGTCGCCCGCGGCGTTTATTATTGAGCGTTGCCAGTCGTCGCTCCCATTCCTGACGGCCTTTTCTGATTTCCGACAGGTTTTCGAGCGTCATCTGCTGCCCGTTGAAAGTGATTGATTTCCCCTCCAGAACAGACAGCTCGGCTGCAGCGTAGCGGTCGATCATGTTTTGAATATCTGCTGGATTCACACCCAACCTCCTGACGAAGACCACGGATTAGCCTGCTCGGTTACGGGCTTCTCACGTTTTGGTTTTGATTTAGATTTCGGCGCAGGCGTAGGGGATGGCATTTCGCCAGCTTCCGTCTGCGTGTCCTCGATCCACGTTTCCCGCCGTGCCCACTCAGGAGCAGACGGCCATTTGATTTTTTCGTAACCACTAAGGATGGCGAGCGCGTCGGCATAAACGAGCAGGTCAAATGCTTCGTTTGCGCCACGGCCGGGCTTACTCCACTTCCCTTCATTCGAGCGTTCCTCATACGTCAGTTCGTCATAGAACCAGCTGCCCAGCCAGGCGGGGAAATGCACATAGCCAGGGCCGGGTGAATCACGCCACAGCGCATTATTCACCCGATCTTTAAGGGCATCGGTCTGGAGAAGATAAAGAGGCACATCACCCGTCGCCTGTGCGCGGCGCGTTGATCTGCCCGTGTTGTCGGGAAACGTTCGCTGGATAAGTTTGCTGCGCCTGACGCTGTCCCCCTTGAAGAGATAGATACGCTTACCCAGCCCCTCACGGCGACATCTGCGCCAGAACTTGTAGGCATTATCCGTCACGCCATCTTCGCCCCCTGAGTCCACGGCCATCGACATCAGCCGCATGCCCTTTGACGGGTCAGTTGCGAGTGGCCACGTTTTATCAAAGACGTCGGAGAGTAAAAGATCCCAGTCCTCCGGATAGCTTGCCGGGTCCACCTGAATGCTTTCTCCATTGCCGTCGCAGCGCAGCGAATGCCGGATGTTGTAACGGTCAACTATCCAGCGCTCACCCATACTTCCATAACCCGTAATCTGAACAACAAAGCGCCGGTTGCGCCCGGCCTGCACGTCCACTGTCGCAGTGAGAAACTGCACGCCGTCCGGTACCGAACGTTTTGGGACTTCTTCGGCACGCTGCTCGAGCAATTCACTTTTACGCTGCTCCATGCTGGCCCGCGGCAAATAGGGCCTGCCGAAATCGGTGTTGATCACCGTCTTCAGGGTTTCTTCGCTGCGCGTGGATTCATATTCCTGCTCGGCGGTCAGGAACTTATAAATAAGCTGCGCCCAGGTCTGGTAAGCAGCTGCCGGACCTTCCATCCAGAAGGAGGCAATACGGGAACGACGGCCATCACCGCTAACCTGGCCTTTCCTGTCGATGGTTTGCCCGTCCCGGAGCCAGACACATTTCATGTTAAGCGCACGCTTCATGTCCGGTGTGATCCTGCCTTTACAGGCCGGGCACTGTAGAAAAGCCGCTTCGCTGGCAAGCACAGGATCGCTGCTGTCGCGGTACCCGGTCATATTGTCCATTTCCGGCTGGAAATATTCGCCGCAATGCGGGCATGGCCAGTACAGACGACGGCGGTCACCACGGTTATAGAGCGATAAAATTCCGGTGGTCGGAGGGGCTTCATGGGGCGTGGAGCGCCGCCATTTTGTGTCTCTGATATCCCTCCCGGGCGAGCTTTCAACCAGCGTCATCCCGGAGGACATGAATGTCGTGGTACGCTTCGATGCCAGTGAAAAAGCATCCCCCTCCCCGTCGATATCTTCCGGAAAGCGGTCATAATCCGTCAGCGCCACACTTTTATAGTCCGAGGACGACATGATATTGACGGATGGCCAGCCCAGCTTCAGATAGTTACCGGCGCGAAATGTTCGGTCGTAGACGTTGTTATCGTTACGTCTTGGGCTTAGCCGGGTTTTAACTTCAGGGCTACAGCGAAAAGTACGGTCCAGGCGTTTTTTGGAATGCTCGCGCGCTTTTTCCTCAGAAACCTGAATCACAAGCATATCCGCCGGATCGCAGACAACGTTATAAACAATCCAGCCGTCAATCAGCCCGATGGTTTTACCCGTTCGCGCCGGGCCCACAAACACCACCGCATCGTATTCACGCGATGCCAGGCAGTTCATCGGCTCAATCACATAGGGTGCCAGATCCGGATCCCATGGAACTGAGTTTCCCGCCCCCATTGGCACGCGCATATAAGTACTGACCGCATCGGCCACCGGCATACGACGCGGGGCTCGTAAAATACCGGAAACATCGCGGCGGATGTCCCTGGCGGATGCCCGCTTTGCCATCAGTCCTCCTCAGGCTCTTCCTCCTCTTTTTCAGCGTCCTGCACCCTCTCCGCCATCTGGTCGCGCAGATCATCGATAACGCTTTGCACACGAACTACCGCAGCAGGCGTTAAAGCACAGTCGCGCTCGAGCACATCCGGGAGGGTTTCAAGTACCATGACGACGGCTTTCGCCATCAATGAGAATTCTCGCGCCACTTCATCTGCGGGTATTAACTGCCCCGTATCCTGTTCGAACTTCAGCCTCTCATTCTCTGCTTTCCAGTGGGACAGCCTGTCAGAGGGGGGCATATCATCGATGTTGGCCGAAACGGTAGGGATCATCAGTTCGGTCAGAATGTCGGTCACCAGATAGAGCTTTAACTTGCTGTTGCTGCCTGGAGCAGGTTCAACATTTTTCAGTCTCGCGGCAACCGTCTGACGGTGTACGCCGGTTATCCCTGCCAGCTGGTTGATATTGAGTTTTAAAGTGGCAATTTCCTGGTCCATGATGGTGAACACTTTTTGAACGATTCGACATCTTGCGAAAATGGCCTCTAATCAAATCAAAGACCTGCGCACATGATGATGATGACCCTGGATCCGAAAAACTAGCCGTTTCCCGCGAGCGCGCCGCCCCGTGGCAGCCCCGCCCATCCGGGAGGACCCGTAAAACGTGAGTAATTTAATTAAAACTCTTCCTGTGTGGGTAATGACCAAGGTAAATCAAATAGCTATAGTAACCATGCAATCTCTACCACTACCCAAAACCAAAGGTAAAGCGTATGGACATTAGAAATAAAATTGACACAATCCTACTTTGTGACATTGCCAATCACCTCGGGGTTGAAACTGAAATTGATACTGACCTAGTAAAATATGCGATCACCACAGGAAACTCGTGGATCCTAGACGCGAAATACTCAATTTTTAACGTAGAAGAAGCCTCGAAGAAAGATCGTGACTTTGTGGTGGATATCTTGAATATGTATCGAGGTTTATCTGCTGCTATTCGTAAATTACCAGAGGATACGCAAAAGAATTTCGTAGAGAAATTTGAATTAAGAGTAATTGATAAAAACATCCAAATTCCTGGATTCGATGGTAATAATGAAGCGCAGTACTTTTCTATTTTAGAAGCATTTCTTAAATTCGATCGATATGTTGAACAGAAAGAACCAATTGAAAATACCCACTCAGAAACTGTTGATGGCTACTCAAAAATGCTGATGGAGTATAAAAAATTCGGTGCACCTAATCGAAACTTCAAACTCAATGAAGAAGAAATAGCAGCAATTTTAAGCCTCGCACCTCATGGTATTTAAGATGACATACTTTAAGCCCTTGCTACAAGGGCTTTTCTTATCTACTTGCTGACAAAAGTCCATATGCGTTTTGAGATAACTCAATGAATACGCTCCTCCAGCTTATCGTATATAGGGATCAGTTACGTTATATCAATCGATGAGATTTATACGCTTAAAGACCACCGACAAACTCGCTTTTTAAGCGTTACTGAAAAAACTTGTGCGGCTGACATAACAGACTAATTTTTTTGATGTGTTTAATATGCTAAAATTTGTATGCTATATGTTCAAACTCACAAACATAAGGACGAATATGAACAATGACAATGCAATAAAACAACTTCAATCTGAAGTTGCCGCTCTGAAAACCATCATTACGTCAATACTCAAAACTGCTAGTGATGAGCAAATAAACCTTTATGTCAAAGAAGTCTCCATGAACCCAATCCACGAAATTGCAGTTTCCGATCAAACCCAAGCAGCATTGATACAAAACGATGCTCAACGGATTGCGCGGTCATTGGTTGAAGGTATAAAAAAAGGTCGTATGTAAAACATTACTATGAAGCTGGCTTCTGGAATCAGAGGCCGCTTCGTTTCTAACTTAACAGATCTTCCTAATTAGCTTGTTTGGTTACTTTTTGGCAGTTCGCCTGCCACACTTTGTTATGCGCCAGGATGTATTCTTCGTCTGGCAATCCATAACGTCTATATCGTACACCAATAGGTAATTTGGCCCCCCACCCCCACCTTTCTGCCTAAGTAAAATCTTAATTCTTTCCGCTTACGCTTGTTGATCTCTGGCTGGATGCCAGGATAACTAAGACTCTGATGCGGGGAATGCCAACTTCCGGTAAAAATCCATAAAAAGAGCAAGTGAAACTGAGACTCTGGTAGCCCTCCCTGTGAGGGCATTTTTTTTCAATTCGGTGCTTCGCTTGTTAAATATCGAGACTTTTCTACAATTTAATGGTGCTTTGCTATGTCAGGTAAAGCCGTCGTTCAGAAATACCCGTGTGCTCAAGGACGAGCCATCCCTAGTTTTTTCTTTCCTGCTCGATCTGCCTTATGCCAGAGAAGTTATTGTTTCCCTTCTCAATAACGGCCAACAGAGGCTTAATCCACAAAACAGCCTGGCAATACGTCATTGAACTGGTGGTAGCGGAACGATCATGGGCTCCGTCAGTTCCGTCGGTATCGGTGTGCATTGCGCTGGAACGTAAACGGTACGCGTGTTCGAGCAGCCCACCAGCAATGTCAGCAGGAACAGGCAGATCACAGGTTTTTTCACGGCGGAGTATCTCCCGGTATTCGATTACGGTTTCTTCGGTGCTGGTGTCGATCAGGGAGTTAAGCCTGTTGGCATGTTCTGCAACCTGATTAAACCGATTGAAGTTGAAAGCCTGAGTGGCAATCACCTGATTCTGCAAGTTGTTGTCACTGCGCAGTACAGCATTATCGCTCTGGATATTACTTACTTCAGCGCAACTTTTTACGAGTGCAATAGCCAGCCCGGAAATGACTACAACAGCGATGAACAGTGGATTAATTTTCATTGATCCAGCCCCCAGCAGGCCAGCGCGCTTTCCTGATCACGCCGCTCAACCTGACCATAGCAGCCATTCTTCTGGCCTTTAGTCATACGGCAATCACGTCCACCGTCCTTAATCCACCAGCGGATTGCCTCGCATGCACCGATGCGGTCATCTGCGTTGATGCGCTTATAGAAGGTCGATGGGAAGCATTTACCGGGGCCGATGTTATACGGGCAGAAGGATGCGATACCCACCTTCTGTGGCTCTGTCAGAGGCACTTTGATATTGCGATCAACCCAGGCTAATGCCTTATCGCGTTCAATAGCGTTAACCTTACGGCATTGTTCCTCAGTGGCCGTCATGCCTTTAACAACACGCCTGCCATCGATAACGGTCACGCCGTGACATAAAGACCAGACACCACCCGGATCAACAACGGCCACCAGCGCATTACCTTCTTTCTCGCTGATGAATTGGTCGAAAATGAGTGGAGCAGATGCACCTGACGCGATTAGCGCCAGCACTGCAGCGCTGAGCTTAGACTTATTCGACATTATTCACCCCGCGCAGCTTTGCGGCGATCCGCTTTGATTTGGAAGTACAGACTTGTTAACCACGTCAGCAAACCAAACATGAGGCTACCGAGCACACCAATGGCCGCCCATTGAGATGGGGAGACTTTATCGAGGAGCTGAAGCAACCAGTACCCGGTCCCCCCTCCCGATGCGCCGTATGCAATACCCGTAGTGATTTTTTCCATTCGATACATGCTCTCACCTCGCTACGTTGCGGGTGTCCTGTTGAGGTAATAAAAAGGGCCGCGATAGCGACCCAAGCTTTTATTCCCCTGTCAGCTGCCTTACCTCACTTACCGTCTGGTTGAAACGTTCCTCTTCCAGTTCTACACCGATAGCCTGGCGGCCTAGTTCTATGGCTGCTTTAACAGTTGATCCCGAGCCCATAAAGAAATCAGCTACCACATCGCCGGGCCTGCTGCTGGCGTTGATGATTTGCCGCAACATATCAGCGGGCTTTTCGCACGGGTGTTTGCCTGGATAGAACTGGACGGGTTTATGTGTCCAGACGTCTGTATAGGGCACGGTTACTGTCACAGAGAAATGCCGCCGAAGAGATTTGTACTCTTCCAGCAGATCAAGGTATTTCCGGTTCAACGAATGCCATGTGGCCACCAGCTGGTGATGCGGTGCTTCGAGTTCAGAGGCGCGGTGCTTCTCAATGGCGATCTGAGTGAACAATTCCTGCAGCTTTTCGTAATCCTGCTCGTTTGGTAGTTGCCACTGACTGGTACCGAACCAGTGAGACGCCATATTTTTCTTTCCGGTGGCGTCAGCTATCTGCCTGGACGAGACACCCAGTTCAGCCCTTGCATCTCGAAAGTAGGTGATTAACGGAGCCATGACGTGCTGTTTGACCTCGTTGCTTTTCTCAGCAAACCCGTCGCTTTTCGGCTTATATGGCCCCTGATAGTGCTCAGCGAAAAGGATGCGTTCCGTTGCGGGGAAGTAAGAGCGAAGACTTTCCTTGTTGCATCCCTTCCAAGGTCCCGCTGGTTTCGCCCAGATAATGTGGTTCATGACGTTGAAGCGTTCACGCATCATGATCTCAATATGGGATGCAAGTCGGTGGCCTGAAAACATATACAGGCTACCGGCAGGCTTCAGCACTCGCCAGAACTCGGCAAGACACATATCAAGCCAGCGAAGATAGTCGGCGTCACCGTTCCACTGATTATCCCAGCCCTTCGGCTTCACCTTAAAGTAAGGCGGATCCGTAACAATAAGGTCAATGGTGTTATCTGGGAGGGTTGCGAGGTAATGCAGGCAGTCAGCGTTGATAAGCTCAACACTGTTTATATTTACAGTATTTTTCATAGATCCGTAAGCGTAACTCTGATAGGCTCACAATGCTTTTGCGCTAAAGCAGTGGGCCTTGGTTAGCTTGTGACCTGAAAGCATGAGCTAATGGCTGGTTGGGTGCGACAACACCCACCAGCCGCCCATTTCACAGCAAGAACACCTCATGGTTGAGGAGTGTTTATTATTTCGTTAGTTTGGTCACTAACTTCCATTCTGAATCAATACAACTTACAGTTGCTTTAATTAGCTCCTTGATAACATCATCAGTATCGTAATATTCGACATTTCTTACCGACAACCCTATATCTTCAGTAATCTTATCGATAAGATTTCTCATTTTAGCAAACTGTGATTTCTCATCAATCATTAGCAATAAATGATAACGAGACAAATCAAGGTCATACGCCACTTTATCAAGGCTCACCCTGCTTTCGTAATTCATATTAGACATCGATAGCTTACGCCCATAAATATCTGGCTTTAGCATTAATGACAATTTTTCCACATCAGCTAGAAACGTAGACATTCTGGTTCTTAGTTCATTAGTGAATGTTTGCTTATCGATTATCATCTGCTGTTGCAGCATTTGTTTTCTGTTAGCTTTAATAGCATACCAAGCTACGAAAGCAGATAAACAACCGGCAACCAAAGTTCCAGTAGCAGTAGCTAATGCCCCAATATAATCTGGCGATGTTTCGACAAAAATATGAGGAATTTTTTTAATAATTAAATTAGAAGACTCCAGTAAATCACTGTGCATGAATTTAAATGGTATACCTTGCCACATATAGCCCCCTTTTTTTGACGGACTATCATAACAAAAACCCGCCACACAGCGGGTCATTATAACTTTGGCAACGTATCAAATTAGAATCAAATATCGCTCATTTTGTTGCATTTTGCAAGCCTAATTGATGGAGTTAGTGAAAGTTACCTCACATTTCCGCCACTTTCAGTTCTTGGTACTCTTCGTACCGTGACAAAATTTCGCTTAGTGCCTGGCTGTCCATTTCAGCAAACGACGCTTTGAAAGCCGCCCAGTGGCCTGAATACACTCTAAGCCAGGTGGAACGCTCAACGCTGACCATGCGCGCCAGAGCTGCACCAGCATACTCCTGATAGGTATCGTTATTACGCGAGGCAGCAACTTCTTGCGCCGCCAGCCAGACAAGCCCAACCAGTTTTTTAGTGACACGGCCCTGGATTTTTTTGTCGCTATGCTGACGCTGGAACTCTTCCCATACGTGCTGGCACATTAACCTCTGGTACCGGAAAGCGAGGTCATGCCCATAGCAGTACCGCACCCATGCCTGCAAATGCTCCCCCAGACCATTGACCGAACGACGCCATGCTGAACAAGCGAACTCCGCATCCTTTATAGGCGGTAAAGGTCGGCGACGGCTCCTTGTCTCAAGAACATAAAGCGGAGTGGCCAGAGTTTTTACAACCTTCGATCCACAACCTTCCCCACCCTCCATGACGATTTCAGGATGGTGCCGGGGGTATTTATTCTTATCTGCTTGTGGATGCTCACTGAACGCCTGCAGCTGTCCTTTTGTCGATCCTGATAAATCCGCCAGCGCGCGGCGCAGTTCAATCCGCGTATATTCCAGTTCTTGTAAATTCATTATGCTAAGCGCTCCATACAATTACGCTTTTGTTATTACGCCGATCGCCAGCGCTCGATTCATAAACCGGAATAGCAGCTCCAGCTGGGTACCGTGCTTTTTCTCGAACGCTGCAACATCAGCATGTAATTTGTCGTGACACTCTCTGCACAGAGGGATCACAAACAAATCGTGGGCTTTAGTGGCGGTACCGCCCATGCCGTGACCAATGACATGGTGTGGATCATCCGCTGGCCGCCGGCAAGCTTCACAGGGCTGGGTTTTAACCCACCGGGTATAGTCCTCATTCACCCACCTGCGGTGTTTTGGGCGCAACATGAATGATTCAGGGGATTCAGGATCCGCATGCAGAGCCAGAACCTTTGGCAGTTCATAGGCTACTTCCTGATTTGCTCCATGCTTTAATTTCGCAGCCGTGACCGCAGGGGTGACCTTCTTCTGCAAAATGCTTTTTGCCGGGGGCATTGGCACAATGTCACTTTCTCGATATACGGATAAAAACGGCTCATCCGGTAATCGAAGCGCAAGCTGGGCCATCCTTTCCGTGATTGCATCAGCAATGCCTGAATAAACAGCCCACCAGCACAATTCACCGAGGGATAGTTCACGCTCGTTGTTGTAGCCAAGCGAAGACAGGATGGAACTGATCAGCCAGTTAATGAGATTACGCCGGGCCAGTTCTGCCAGCGCCGCGGTGGTTTGCTCGCGCAGCTGGTTATCGCAATGCCAACAGAGCAACATTGATCCAGGGGGATGTCGCATCGTTACCAGCTCATGATGGTGATAATCAGTGTGCGGGTACTGGCATTCCTTCACGTTACGTTCTAACCAGGATTCCAACGCGGTCAAACCGCCTGCTGCACGGATTACTCTCTCGTCAGTGAAGAATTCCTCGAGGGACTTATCTTCTGCCAGCGGCTGCCTGGCATCAGGGACGAGGCCCGACGGAAGCCCTGCCATGCTTTTTGGCTGAGGCTCCACCAGCACACGCCCCTGTTGAAACAGAGACATAAGTTCGCTGCCCGGCTTTAACACCACCAGCCCAAGGCGCGGAACAGTCTCGGCTGTAAACAGTCCTCTCACGCGGCATGCCCCTTAGCGATGTGTGCCGTCCACAGGCCGCCGATCCACTCTATGCCTTTGGGTGTAAAACGTGCCTGGCTAAAGGCGTAGTTTGTTTCGCTCGTGGTGCCAGTTTTCACTTCAAACCGCCCGGCAGCAATGTGCTGGTGCCGCGGTGTCAGCACTCCACTGAGCCGGTACAAAATGCCGCTCTCAATGAGGAACAAGCGGAAATCGGTCTCTTTGGCCTGCAACAGCTTTGCCACCTGGCGGAAAGACATTGAGCCTTTAGCAGTACAATACCGATCGACAAACTCAACTTTCGGCGCGGCAGCGGCTAACTGCTGGGCCAGTTGTTCTTTCTGCTCGGCCAGATCCGCGGCGAGACGTAATGCCTCCGGCAATGTTTGCGGGACACTTACGGCCTGACTGTTCTCCAGCTCTTGCCAGCGATCGACAACAGCGGCGGTAAATTCTGGCGACAGCCTGGCGACGATCACCAGAGAATCACGTTTGTTGAACCAATACTCCTCGTAGGTTTGCCCGTTTTGCGGGTGTGTGTAGGGGGTGTGCGCCAACGGCGCGGTTAAAATACCAGCAGATGCAAGGCGCTCAGCTGAGCGCTTCACATCACCATGTTTGCTCTGCACTAACCTGGCAATTTCACGGCTGGACATTGTCACAACACCCTTTGCGGTTAACTGATTCATGCTATTTCTCCATATCAGGCGGCTGCACCCGCCTTTTGATTTGCACATAATTCAGGAAGATTTGCTTCTACCAACGCACGAGCGAACGGAGGCGGTACTGCGTTACCGCAGCGCGCTACCTGCTTGTCTTTGGCGTAACGATTGCCGCGATAGTCCTGATCGATAACGTAGCCGTCAGGGAAGCCCTGCGCCTTATAAAGCTCATGCGGTTGCAGCATGCGCATTCCGATATCGACGATCTGGTACTTAACCCCCTCGAGCGTCACCAGCCATTCATCCTCGCTATCACCGCAGTATGTTTCGAGGAATGTACGGACCTCGCCAACATGCTGGCCACCAGCGGTAATCGTCGGCATAGGTGTATCCATGGTCTGACCGTCGCGGCAGGTTCCGCGCAGCTTCACCAGGTGAGACGCAACTACCGCGTGATGATCAACAGTAGTGACTGAGTGGGCAGGCTCATCCATACCAACACCCGGCCCCGTGTAATTCCCACCATAGTGCTTCGCCAGGAACGCGCTCACCGTTGCAAACTTATTACCACCAGCAGTGACCGTGCCGAGCGGGTTATTCAGTTGAAGAACACGCGGTTCTTGCCCTGGGCGTTCGCCGTACCCCATCTGGATCAGTGTTGGAGTTACCAGCTGCGACTTACCGCCACCACCTGCAGTAATCGTCGCGCTCGGTTCGTCAGCCCTGTGTCCAACACTGGCGCCAAACTGGCGGGCGATGACCGGCGCAACCACGCACGCGCGGGATTGCTTGAGGATTGTATGAGCGGGTTTATCCAGCGGGCGCGGCTTTGCCTGGTACTCACTGCCGCCATTGCCAGCCAGGAACGGTGTCAGGGCGGCCTCAACTACGCCAAGCGCATGCCCATTCCCGCCCGGGCGCGCCGACGTACCTGCGGTGACAGTTGGAACCGGCTCGGTCACTGGCTGCCCGGTGGCCCCGGTGCGGAATTTAGTAAGATGCGGTACCGCCAGCGCGTAGCCATGCTTTTTAGTGATGGTCTGCAATGGCTCTAACAACGATTGCCCGCGGAAACAGTCATAACCTCCTTTCGTCGTGGTGTAGTTACACTTCACGATGAAAGGTGATGCGCTTTCGATAACAAAGCGCTGGATGCCGCGCGCGATACGTTTGAGCGTATTTTCCGCCAGCGGCTTTTTGCGGTCGAAGATGGAACGGGCCGGAATGTTCCAGTCAATGCACTCCGCCGCGGTACGCCATGGCGCCAGCTTGCCGCTTTGTACTTCCAGTGATTTTGGATCCCCATGAGTCGCTTCAGGCCAATGAATCTTGCGGCCGTCACAGCGCATGACCATGAAGAAACGCTTTCTGATCGTCGGCGCGCCGTAGTCACAAGCGCGCAGCTCACGATAATCTACCTCATAGCCAAGCCCGGCGATCAGCTGTTGCGCCTGCTGGCCGTGCGGCTCAATGGCAAGAAATTCACAAACCTCAGCCAGTGCTGGGTGATTCGCCGCGATACCAGTCGACAGCATGCCGACAAATGCCTCGAATGTTTCACCAGCACGCTCAGGATCCGGGCGTAATTCTTGATCCAGCAGCGGGCCCCATGTCTTAAATTCTTCGACGTTCTCCAGCATCATGACTCGGGGACGTACTGCCAGCGCCCAGCGCAGGACAATCCACGCCAGCCCGCGAATCTCTTTCTTAACTGGCTTAGCGCCCTTCGCTTTGGAAAAGTGGCGGCAGTCAGGGCTAAACCAGGCCAGGCCGACAGGTTTACCGCTGGTGGCTGCGCTTGGGTCAACGTCAAACACCGACTCGCAATAATGCAGCGTGTCAGGGTGATTCGTCTTATGCATCGCAATAGCATTTTCGTCGTGGTTGATAGCGATATCCACGCTACGCCCGATCGCCAGTTCTATGCCGGTACTCGCGCCGCCGCCACCAGCAAAGTTATCAACGATAATTTCACGCATTGACGGCCCCCTGCATGCTGTTGAAGAGACCACCAGCGGTCGTGATAATTTCACTCGTCGGCATACGTTCGAGCCACAGCTGGTTGATATTGGCTTTCAGCTTGTTCTGTTGTGAAACAGGTAGAGCGTCAGCCCCTTCAATCTGGTTAAACACCAGTCCAACCTCAAGAGGCCAAACGCGCGATTCGTTTAACGCCTTGTCCTTTGATTCCTGCGTATCACGGACATGGGCGCGGATCCCCCGAATATTTGACCATTTGGCTTTATCCAGGCTTTCCATGGTCGCGATGAATTCAATGTGGTCGATGCCGTATTCTTTCGCAGATTCAACGGCAACCGTGCGAAGTCGCTCAGACATGTCTTGTTTCACGTCATCGCTATCAAAGGGCAATGTTTCCAGCCATGCATTAACACCCACCAGGATGCTCTCGCCGATCAGCTTTTTCGCTCTGTCGATCGTCAGCGGTGAAACATTGGTAAATTCAGGGTTTTCCAGAGAGTCGGCAGCCCAGGTATGACCAAACTTTGACTCGCTGAAGGTGTACTCGTCTTTCTCGCCGAACGCCGCGACAACACAGGCCCAAGCCTCTACACCACTGGTTTCCAGAATGGCTTTTTGGGTTAATGGCAGTTCTGCCTCTGATTTCTCCGGCACTACCTCAGCGTCCAGTTCCGGCGCCGCATCAGTTTGCGTTCTTCCCACTGCAAACTGGGCCAGCGACATCGAAGCACGGCCTTTGGCCTCCAGGTCGGTGCGGTTGATGTAACTGAAACGTTCACCCCGCCATGTTTTGTCGAAGACAACGATAGCGCCAGCAAAAAATGCGCTGGTGGGCTGCTGCTTTTCGTCTTTCGGCACGAACCATGTAGGAAGATCGAAACCAATTCGTCCACGGATGAATGTGACGTGATCTGCCTCTTCCGGCCACCACGTCTCACTCGTCGCAGACTTAATGAGAAAAACGTACCGCCCCCCCTTTTCTCGCATTGCCATAGCGTGGTTAATGATGTGGGTCATTCCGGTAACGGCCTGCTTGTCGTGATACTGAGAGCGGCTGTAAGGCGGGTTGCCAAACCCGGCACCACCGAGTTCTGCCAGACGCTCTGACCAATCCTGCGTCAAGGCATTATCTTCAGCCGTGTACCATGCTGGGCACTTCGCGTTGCTGTCGTCGGCAAAAAGGTCCAACACCAGAGGGCCGAACATCGCATTGATACCCCAAAACAACAGATCCGGAGTGCGCCATTGATCGCCGACCTCTTTCAACTCGTGGGCTGGTCTTGAACGCAGTTCAGCCAGCGCGCGGCAGTATTTATTTTCATTCATCCTCTGAACCCCTCTGGAATCTTGGTATCAACCGGACCGAACTTCATCGGATCGTGTTTCTTTTCACCCCAGCTTTCACGCGGTGGACGCCCCTTCTTGTCCCAACGGATCCCGCTTTGCAGATAACCCTCAAACTTTTTCGGGCCAAATAGCGTTTCAGGGCGCATGTACTGGTACTGCACGTCATTGCCATTCCAGTGCTCATGCTTAAGGTCAATCACCAGCTGTAAGTCGCCAACGGTGTAACCTTCACGCAAACGAGCACGGATGTTTTCCAGAGAAGTTTTTGATTTTTGGTATCGTGAGCCGCTAACTAGGTTCAAATGATTCAGAACCAGGATGGCGTTATCGGTGATCGTCACTTCAGGGTCTGGTTGCGGCGCAACCGGACAAGAAGGTTTTTTAACTGACGGATCAGTAGTTGTATTTACTGACGGATCCCCCCCAGATTCTGACGGGTGAAAACCGCCTTTCTCGTCGTTTTTTGATGCCTCAGATTTTGACGCGTCGATTTTTGAGGCATCAGATTTTGATGCGTCAGAATCTGACAGGTGAGAAAAGGCAGCAGCCTGCAATTTCGCAACATTGAGCTGGTAAACGTTCGATGCATTTCGGTTGCCTTTACGGCGCTGCTGGCGGGTTAACCAACCGTCTTTTTCCAGCTGTGATATGGCTGTGCGAACCGTGCTCTCACCAGCACCAATCTGGCGCGCAATGGTAGCAATGGAAGGCCAGCTAACCCCTTCATCACTGCTGAAGTCAGCCAGACGCGCCATGATGGCAACGCTGGATAGCTTCATGCCAGAAGCGGCACAAGCGTCCCAAACGTAACCCGTTAATTTAGTGCTCATGGTCGTCCTTTAACTCTGTAAACTTGCGCTTGAATTGTTCGAGCGGGCTGAAACATTCGTGGTCATAACCGTCCCGCAGGTAGATAACTCGTTGAGTCTCTGGCTCCCACCTGATAACCCGAACGGGGATCCCTCTGTGGTCTTTGAACCTTCGGTTAACTTCGCGCATAAGCGTTTCGCCTTCCTGTAGTAAACCCCCACAATTGCGACCGCCCGACTGTGGTTACATGGCACCCAGCGGTTTGCTATTCTGCGTTCATACCGAAACAACGGAGCGCCCGGTACCGGGATCATCCTGAGTTGCGGCAAACGGTTAAAAGCCGTTAAACTGGTCATGCGGATTACTTCTCCATACAAGATTTGTCTGCCACGGCGCCCGGAGCTGCACACTCGCGGGCGTCACTCTTTTCCGGCGCACAAAACACACGGAAAAGCAGCGTCAAATGTTCCTGCCACTTAGCCATCACCTGATAGCTGTTCTCTTCAATCTGGGCGCGTTCTTGAGCATCAATAACGCCGTCAGCGGTAGCTTTACGAACGTATTGCGAATGCTTGCCGATCCACTCCACGGACTCCATAAGACGCTGGTTGATGTCACCGTTCTCTATTTCTTCAACGTCAGCCAATGGCACGAAAACACCGTTCGAGTGACGTGCAATAGCGTTCGCTATGTGGTTTGAACCACCAGCACGTTGAAGCACCATTGCCCAACCGAGCGGGAAGATCTGATCGCCATCGGTACGCAGACGGTTAAACAGCGCGTTCTCGGTCACACCCAACCACTCAGCTGCTTCGGAATACCCGCCAGGCAGTTCGGTTATCGTTTTTTTGATTGCGGCCACCAGCCAGGATGGCTGCTTATCTACTTTCCATTCAGGTTCTATACCCACGGCTAGATTCTCCCTTCTGTGGTTATTTCTGATCGTTAGGCGATGTATTCTTGCCATAACGTTCTGGGTTGAATTCCAGTTCACCAGCAGTTCGATACGCAGCTTCAGCAGCTCGTCCTTTTGGGATTAAGCGTCCGGGGCGATTACGCCACTGGTAAACGGCCTCACTGGTGATGCCAAAAAATTCGGCAACTTTCTCAGTGCTGCCGAAATGTTGTTCAATCTCGTCGGTTGTCATGAAGCCTCCTTAGCTAAGTTTGGTTAGATATTAATAACCAATCTAACTTTGGTCAATAAAAACTAAGATTACTTAGTCTTTTTTAAATTTGGTGCTTTCATGGAAACGGTTGGTCAGCGCATTAAAGCCCTACGCAGGGTTACAAAAACCTCTCAAAAAGAACTGGGTAAGTTCTGCGGGGTTAGTGACGTAGCGGTGGGTTATTGGGAAAAGGATGTGAATATCCCAAACGGAGAATCGCTGGTTAAGCTGGCTAAATTCTTCAATACATCAATAAATTACATTCTTTACGGCACTGAATTTGAAGGTACCCTCATAACTAAAATGAGGCGTGTGCCCGTGATTTCCTGGGTTCAAGCTGGGCAGTTTACGGAATGTAAAGCCGCTGATTTATTCAGTGATGTCGATAAATGGGTTGAAACATCACTCCGCATTGGGGATAGCTCGTTCGCTTTAGAGGTCAAAGGGGATTCAATGACCAATCCAAATGGCCTCCCAACAATCCCTGAAGGGGCAACCGTTATTGTTGATCCAGATGCCGAACCCCTTCATGGCAAGATTGTTGTTGCGCGTATTGATGGCACAAACGAAGCGACTGTAAAAAAACTTGTCATTGATGGCCCACAAAAATTTTTAGTCCCACTAAATCCTCGCTACCCCAACATCCCGATCAATGGTAACTGCCTCATTATTGGCGTTGTTAAAGGCGTTCAGTACGAACTCTAATCCCTTCCCGTTCTTCCTCTAAGCATCAAGCTAAGTTTAGTTTGATGTTTTCGCTTGACCGATAAACTAAGTTAAGTTAGATTTTTTTCTGTCGACACCAAACCACCGCGCCTGAAGTGGTTAAAAGCAGGCCAAAGCGAAAAAGAAGTGATCCCTGTTCTGGCTGCTCACTTTCCCCTTGAGGGTGACAGCCAGTTTTTTAAGGGCACAACAGGCGAGAGCATTGCTGATTATCGGACTGCGTGAGACGCGACGCGTTAAAGCAGGTAAACAGTGCTCTCACCGTTGTGGTAATGCGGCTCTGCGCACGTGACGAGGCCAACAAGTTTTTATTTCAACTTTTGAAATGAATACGTTTCTTGAGGTGTAGCGTCGCCGGTTCTGGCCGGTCCGGCAGGTGGAGGCACCACCGCCACAACAACATCATTGCTGTGTGTAGTCTTTGCCCATCACATCGGTGGGCACCTTTTTACACAAGAGACAAGGGCATCACCGGGCGACGGGCTCATTCCCCAATCCACCCGGGCATTATGGAAATGGACCTCCTACCCATAGCCAAAGCGCAGGTGCCCTTTTCTGTTGTGTATGGAGAAGTTCCACTGGCGGTGGCAGCCGCCTCACAGAGGGTTAAACCATGAGTAATGACCGCATGACCGTAGTGCCCGATTTCCTGGGCGAACTGGATGCCGGCGTGTTCATGAACAAGATCGCGGCGGCTTTAAACACGACCGCGCTTGGCGTTCTGAACAATGGTACCAAAGGCAAAGTAGTCCTCACCTTTGATATTGAGCGTATGGGTAACTCTGTCGAAGAGAAGCGCGTCAAGATCAAGCACAAGCTGAACTACGTCACCCCAACCCCGCGCGGTAAAGCCTCCGAAGAAGACACCACCGAAACACCAATGTGGGTTAACAAAGGCGGCAAGCTGACCATCCTGCAGGAAGATCAGGGGCAGCTGTTCGGGATCAACGGCGGCGTTGACGGAAAGCTTAAAGCGGCACAGTGATCCGCAGCAGAAAAATCACTGACATCCCTTTGACCACATATTAAGGAAATTTTATGTCCCAGATTTTAGACGGCAATGCCCTGCAGCAGGTGAAAGACCTGGTTCTTTCCGGTTACCACTTGGATGCAGCAAAAGTTACGGCATGCCCGACTGCCCTGCTTCCTGAAGGGGTTCACGTAGAAAGCCTCGAGCGTTTCGAGTTTGAGCGTTTTCGCTTCCGTGGCGCCATGACCACAACCAGTATTCCTGATTTTGTGCGTTACGCCGCAGGCTACGCCAAAGCCGACGAACCAGCACGATGCTTTATCGATGCAGACAACATGACCGCACGCTCCGTGTTCAATATAGGTACGCTGGCTAACCCGGGCCATGCTGATAACATCGCCTCGATCACCCTCAAAAAGACAGCGCCATTCCGAGCCCTGCTTCAGGTAAATGGCGATCGACTGGGCCAGAAAGAAATTGCTGAATGGCTGGAGGACTGGGCCGACTTCCTGACCGCATTTGATGCCGACGGTAATGTGTTGTCCATCGCGCAGGCTGCTGGTGCTGTTCGCCGCGTCAACATTAAACAAGTCTCAGAATCAGCTCATGAAGACGAAGATTTTGGCGGCAAAAAGTCCCTGATGCAGAGCGTTGAAGCCAGCAGTAAAGACGTCATGCCAGTGGCCTTTGAGTTCAAATGCGTTCCATATGAAGGCCTTGGTGAACGCCGCTTTAACCTGCGTAACAGCCTGCTTAAAAGCGGGGAACCGGTGTTTGTACTCCGCATCGTTCAACTGGAAGCCCAGGAAGAAGCTATCGCCAACGAGTTCCGTGACCTGCTGATCGAGAAGTTCACCGACAAGCCGGTTGAAACCTTTATCGGTAACTTTAAAGCGTAATTTCTCTGCATTAAATCCCCGGCGCCGCGGGGATTTATTGAAGCGTAATTCCCTTTATTAATCGCCAATGGCGAGGGATTCGTACAACCAAAAACTGGCGCAGGTGCAGCTGCCAAATATGGAGAAGAAAATACGATGAGTTATATACAGACACTTTCAGGTAAGAAATTCGATTACCTCAATTCAACCACTGACGACGTAGAGATCGAGGATATTGCGGCCGCACTTTCCCACATCTGCCGCTTCAATGGTCATCTGCCGGAATTTTACAGCGTGGCCCAGCACTCGGTACTGTGCAGCCAAATTGTGCCGCCAGAGTTTGCCTTTGAAGCCCTGATGCATGATGCAGCTGAAGCCTATTGCCAGGACATCCCTGCCCCCCTGAAAGCATTGCTTCCGGATTACCGTCGCATTGAAGAGCAGGTAGAACAGCTGATCCGGGCCAAATTCAGCATCACCCCTGATATGTCAGCGGTAGTGAAATACGCCGATCTGGTGATGCTTGCCACGGAACGCCGCGATTTGGATATCGACGACGGCTCACTCTGGCCTTGCCTCGAAGGTATTCCGGCCAGCGACATTATCCAGATCGTTCCTCTTCGTCCAGGCCAGGCATATGGCTTGTTCATTAACCGTTTCAATGAGCTTACGGAATCACGCGCATGCCTCGCATGAAGATAAAAGAACTGGTAGCCGCAGCCCATGCTGCGGCGGGGAAACTGCCACCAGCAGAAGCCTCTCTGATGCGTGAGGTAGCCACTCGCCTGGACGTTACATTTGCCGCCTTGACGGACTCGATGGACCAGCGAATGAGCCTTGACGCCGAAATTAACCGTCTTCGTCAGGAGTCCGTCCAATGACCACCAACAAATACGCGACTCTGCGCGGCACAATCGCCAGAGCTAAACGCAACGACTGCCAGAAGGTAGTGATGCGTGTGACGTTAGTTGAAGCAGTCCTCCTTCAACTGTCAAACGCTGAGAAGCAGTTAGCTGCGCTGGCTGCGGAAGTTCAGGCGGTGCGATGGGCTGCCGGGAAGGTCTATTCAGCTGGGTATAATCATGGGCACCTTAATACCGCTGATGAACTCCCCTATGCATCTGATGAAGAACTTCTTCAGAGAGGAAATGAAGTCCTTATCGAGCTCACCGACCCAGACCATTCAGGCAATGTGGCCGACGCTGTACTGGATGAAGTGCGTGCCCACGCTATCAAATCTGCCCTCAACGATTGTTCGGAGTGCCTCGATAGGGACTGCATCATGGAGTCGAACGGCATCAGTTATGAAGATGCTGCACTCTGTGAAGCGGGTGCTATGGCACTGCATGATGCGTTACTTCGCCAGGAGCGTGCCGTATGAGTTCAGACATCATCGATCAGGCAAACGAGCTGGTAGAGCACCGCCTGCAGCTGGCCATACAAAAACACCGTATTGATCAGAATGCAGTCTCTGCAGAGCGCTGTTCTGAATGCGAAGAGGACATTCCTGAGGCGCGCCGGGTTGCAATGCCTGGCTGCAAAACGTGCGCCAGTTGCCAGGAAGTTTTAGATCTCATGATAAAGCAGCGTAAGGGGTAATCGACAATGGCAATCAACCAGAAAATTAAAACCCATACCGGAACCATCATCACCAAAGATGGCGAGAAAACCGTGCAGTTGCGCGAGACTCCAACGACCTGGTGTGTTGGCCGAACTGAAACCTACCTGAAAGAAGATGGCCGCCGCAGCGGTGCACCGATGACATCACGCCGTTTGATTCTGAGCAGCATTAAGCCGATAGCAGGTGATGAAGCATGAAAACTTATTACATCCATCCGGCGGCGTTCGTTAGCACGGACCCCGGCTACGGCCATGTTCCCGTTGTGAAGGCTGACGAAGCAGAGAAGCGTGTGGCTGAACTGGAAGTGGTGAAAGAGCTGTTTTTACGTGCAAAGGCTCTGATGTACCAGTCAGGCGGGACACCAATCGAAAACTCGCTTAATCCGATTGATGCATGGCTGTATGACGCAGAACGCGCCGCCGCCATGCTTCAGGGTGCCGAACCTGTAACGACGGCTTACAAGTTGCCCGAGGGGTGGGTGGCGGTGCCGATTGAGCCGACAGAAGACATGATCGTCAATGGGTTCGAGTCAGAGCCAGATGAGAGCTTTAGCGATGCGGAGGTCTGGGAAGCATACGACGCCATGAGCGGATGTCAGCAGGCAGCGCACCGGGCGAAGCTGTGCTGGGCAGCCATGATTGCAGCAGCGCCCAAACCGGAGGCCTAATGCCCAGTAAACTCAAACAGCGGCGCTTGCGCCGCCTTAGAGCCGACGTAGCCTGGTGGCGTGAAGAGGCTGAGGATTGCCGCTCCCGCCTGCTGGAGCTGGCAGGGGAAATCGATAGAGTACGAGCACAGATCGTCAGAGTACCAATGCCGGTGGTTGTCCCCTCGGCTTTAATCGCAGAATTAGCAATGGAGAAAGCAGTTGAACGACTTAATGATTGACCTCGAATCAATGGGGAAAAAGCCAAACGCGCCGATCGTCTCAATTGGTGCCGTCTTTTTTAACCCCCAAACAGGTGAACTTGGCCAAGAATTTTACACGGCCGTCTCGCTTGAAAGCGCAATGGCTCAAGGTGCGGTACCGGATGGAGATACAATTCTTTGGTGGCTAAAACAAAGCCCGGAAGCTCGCTCAGCTATTTGTGTTGATGACGCGATGCCTATCACTGATGCACTGTCGGAACTTAGCCATTTCATTCACCGGCATGCATATAATCTCAAATACATGAAGGTCTGGGGTAACGGGGCCACCTTTGACAATGTAATTCTGCGCGGAGCTTACGAACGCGCCGGGCGCATTTGCCCGTGGGAATTTTGGAACGATCACGATGTACGCACGATCGTTACCCTCGGTCGCAGTGTTGGTTTCGATCCGAAACGTGACATGCCTTTCATTGGCGATGTTCACAACGCCCTGGCTGATGCGCGCCATCAGGCAAAATATGTGTCAGCAATTTGGCAGAAACTTATCCCTGCCACCAGCACCAACGAGTAAACCACTCAGCCCGGGTGCAGCCGGGCTTTATGGAGAAGGAAACCATGGCAAAGCTAATGAAAGCGAGTCTCTGGAGTAAGCGCGAATTTACCAAAGACTCCATTCCTGACAACCGTACAATTAAACGTTGGGTCGAAAACGGATTACTCATGGGAAGGATTGTAGATGGTTCAGTTTTTGTCTATGAAACCGAAAAGTGGGGAGTTGACTCAATTGTTAATCAGGCGGTACGTCAGTTAATAATTGAGGGTTGACCATGGCAGCAAGGCCACGAAAAAAAGAATACCGCCACCTTCCTGATTATCTTTTTTTTGATAAAGATCGTGGCGTGTATAAGTTCACACTTATAACTGGGAAAAAGAAAACTCTCGGTTCGGATCGAGTAATGGCTATCGCCATCGCCCGAGAGTATAACCTGAGGATGCGCCCTGAAAATACACCATCGATAGATTCATTAATTCGGGAATCTGGAGGACTGAATGGTGAAGCCCACCCGTTTTCTGAACATGTTGATCGCATTATGGAGAGAGCGATCAAAGATGAGCAGCCTTCTAAAAGCACACTTGACGATTGGAATAATGATGCCATCAGGGTTAAAGAATTTTTTAATAACATACCTGCATGCGACATTGAGCTTGAGCACGTAAATGCCTACATACGAAATTACCATTCTGAATCTTCGGCCAATGTTCAGAACCGAAAAGTTAGCTTCCTGAAAAAGCTATTCTCTTATGCTGTTGATGAATCGCTAATGATGGATAACCCTGCAACACGGAAAAAAATGCGGCGTGTCGATAAAAAGGTCCGCCGGCGACTTACTTTGGAACAGTTCCTGGCCATACATGTAGCTGCTGAACCTTGGCTGAAGACTGCAATGGACCTTGCAATACAAACTACGCAAGCGCGCCTGGAAGTTTCCCGAATCCGGTACTCGATCAAGGAACCTCAAGAAGGGGTTTGCGGCTGTGTATGGTTCGATCAGGAAGAGGCTGGCATATTCGGAACGCTTTACATTCATCGGCAAAAAGTGCAGCACAAAGAGGCCTCACACGTTGCAATTCCGATCGGCAGGGCCCTGAAAGAGATCATCGACAACAGCAGAGACAATGTGGCCAGTCCTTATGTTGTTCACCGGCTTCTGGAAAAGAGAAGCAATCCGATAAGCAAGGAAGTTAACCACCCAACACAGGTGGCCCCTGATTATTTGAGCAGGGCATTTTCAGAGCTGCGGGACCGGATAGGTGTAGCGGCAGAATTACCTATCAAAGAAAGGCCAACTTTCCACGAGATTAGAGCGCTGGCGGCTCATATTTTCGAAAGACAAGGTATCGATCCGCAGGCAAGGATGGCCCATAGTGATGCAAAATCGACAAAAATTTATACCCAGAACCATGTTGAATGGGTAGAAGTTCCTCATGCTGAAATTGTCTTTAAAGCCGGGTGA